TCTCAACACCAGCATCACTTACGACAACGGACGCATTACGGGCATCAGCGAACTGTTGCGCGGTGCTGTCGCCAGCACCACTGCTATCACCTACAACGCCGACGGCAGCGTCAATACCGTCGCCACTACCACCAATGGGCACACACGTACTGAAACCTACCAGTATGCGAATGGTGACGTCATTGGCATGACAGCCGTCGAAACCTGAATGGAGACAATATGAGTTTAGAAATTCTGGTGCTGCAGGCACTGAAAAAAATCAATCCACCTACTAGAAATATCGTTAATGGTGTATCGCAAAGCAATGTATCTCCCGCCAATTTTTTAATTAAATACAGCACGGGAATATTGCGGGTTGCTAAGAAAGTTCTTTCCGGGGTGGTTAATGCGAATGTACCGAAAACGATCTTGTCGGTCACAGGTGCGGGGGAGTTAAATTTTTTTGCCCTACATCAGGAAGCAACCAATAACGTCAGGCTAACAGTCAAAGTCATTATTGATGATGTCGTTGCTTTAAATTCAACCACAATAATATCTTCGTTTAACGGTTACATTTTTCCTATGATCGGTACTATCACCGGCGACACTGGAACATCTCCGGATAAATCAGTTTTTTGTTATGACAAAGTGTTGTTCAGCAAGTCATTGCTGATTGAAATCACCCAAGACGTCACGCTCACTGATGAATTCAGTGCCTTCCTTGCTTATAAGACCTATTGATCATGAAAAATATTATTGACGGTGAATATGTAATCACGACGCTCGATAACGGCACAGTGATACGTGAACTCAAAACAGCAGAACAGCCTCTGCCAGAAGCGCCAAGTAAAGCAATTATTACGCGCTTTGCATTCCGCAAACGCTTTACCACGCTGGAAAAAATCGCTATCGACATGGCGGCGATCGATAACCCAGCTGCAGAGGATGCAATACGACAGATGTCGGCATCCGTGCGCGTGCATCTGGCGGACTTATCCAGCGCAGACAGCATCGATCTGAAACTGCCTTTGACACGTGAAGGTGTGCAGTCGATGGAAGCCTTCGGGCTGATTGCACCTGGTCGCGCCGCCGCAATTTTAGACAGTCCGATTCTGCCTGAAGAACGGGCATTTGTTTAACCAACCCACCGCTAACCTGACAGGAGCAACTATGCGAGATTATCACCACGGCGTGCGTGTCATTGAAATCAATGAAGGCACACGTCCTATACGTACCGTTTCGACAGCCGTCGTCGGCTTGATCGCCACTGCAGACGATGCAGATCCGGCCGCATTTCCACTCAACACACCGGTGCTATTGACGAACGTCACCGGCGCGATCGGTAAGGCAGGTAAAAAAGGCACCTTATCCCGCGTACTGGATGCAATCAGCAAACAAACCAACCCGTTCACGATTGTCGTGCGCGTGCCAACGGCTGAAACCGAGGCCGAGCAAACGACTAATGTCATCGGTACGGTGACTGAGTCCGGGCAATACACCGGCATCAAAGCATTGCTGTCGGCACAGGCAAAATTCGGTATCAAACCACGCATTCTGGGAGCGCCAGGCCTCGACACGCAGGCGGTCACTACAGAGCTGGTCGCCACAGCGCAAAAGCTGCGTGCTTTCGTCTATGCATCGGCATGGAATTGCCAGACAAAAGAAGCCGCCACCGCTTACCGCCAGCAATTTGGCCAACGTGAAGTCATGATCATCTGGCCTGATTTTGTCAGCTGGGACAGCACTGCCAATGCGAATGCCTCCCTGCCTGCGGTTGCCTACGCGCTGGGCTTACGCGCCAAGATTGACGAAGATATCGGCTGGCATAAATCCCTGTCGAACATGGTGGTCAATGGCCCACTCGGTATTTCGCGTGATGTGTTCTGGGATCTGCAAAGCGCCAACACAGATGCCGGTTATCTGAACGCCGCTGGCGTGACCACGCTGATCAATAAATCCGGGTATCGCTTCTGGGGTTCACGCACAGCAGAAGAAGCAGAATTTTTCTTTTTTGAAAACTACACCCGTACCGCACAAGTGCTGGCAGACACCATTGCGGAAGCGCATTTCAGCTACGTCGACAAACCTGTACATCCATCGCTGGTGCGTGACTTGATCGAATCGATCAATGCCAAGTTCCGCGAACTGAAAACGGAAGGCTACATCATCGACGCAAATGCATGGTTTGACCCGGCATCGAACAGCAAGGAGTCGCTGAAGATGGGGTCACTGACGATTGATTACGACTACACGCCGGTACCGCCATTGGAAGACCTGATCCTGCATCAGCGTATTACAGACAGTTATCTGGCGAACTTCGCACAACGCATCACCGCGTAATCACCGGTGTAAGTAGCCCATCGCAAGGTGGGCAATCATTTTCTTTTAGGAGTCATCATGGGATTACCCTCAAAACTCAAAAACTTTAACCTCTTTAATGACGGTATTTCTTACCTTGGCCAGGTGCCGGAACTGACGCTGCCTAAACTCAGCCGCAAGATGGAAGACTACATCGCGGGTGGTATGACCGGCCCCGTTGAAATTGACTACGTCAATGAAAAAATCGAGCTGGACTGGACTGCAGGCGGGTTGCTGGTAGATGCGCTGAAGCAGTACGGTGCGGTGACCCACAACGCCGTGCAGTTGCGCTTTGCCGGAGCCTTTCAGCGCGACGACAGCGGCGATGTTGATTCAGTCGAAATTGTGGTGCGTGGACGTCATAAAGAAATCGAAATGGGTAACGCCAAGGTCGGTGATAAGACTGACCACAAATACAAAACCACCTGCAGCTATTACAAGCTGATGGTGAACAGCGAAGTCGTCATCGAGCTGGATTTCATTAACGCCGTCGAAATCGTGGGCGGCGTCGACCGCACCGCAGAAATTCGCCGCGCTATTGGCCTCTGATACCAAGACCAGCGCAACCACTAAGTAGTAACAATTATCATTTTTAACCCGGAGTAAACACATCATGACAGACAAAAAAGACAACGATCAGGCGACAAAGGCAGTCATTAAAGTCATCGTTCTGGATGAACCGATCAAACGCGGTAATGAAGTCATCGAGAAATTGCAGATTCGCAAACCAAATGCCGGAGAGTTACGCGGTATTTCTCTGGTCGACCTTGGCAATATCAATGTCGCTGCCTTGCAGAAAGTATTGCCACGCATCACAACGCCAACCTTGACCGAGCACGATGTCACCAATCTGGACCCGGCGGATCTGTTTGAAATCGGTGTAGAGGTATCTGCTTTTTTGGTCAAGAAAGCGGATCATTTGGCCTTCCAGAAATAGTCGATGACGCGATGGCAGACATTGCGGTGGTGTTCCATTGGGAACCTACCGCGATGGATGGCATGGCCTTATCCGACCTGATGGAATGGCGAGAACGCGCCAGAGTAAGAAGCAGTAACGAATCATGATCAGTCTGCGCCAGTCAGGCGCAGGCGGTTCATCGTGTCTCATGTCCCCGGTGAACAAGGAAGACTATGTCCGAACGCGACTTAAAATTACAGGTGATTTTTTCGATGATGGAAAAAGTCACCGCTCCGCTCAAACGGATCACGGGTGAATCCACTGCCAGCGGTAAAGCGCTCAAAGCACTGCGCGATCGACTCAAAGACCTGGACTCCCAGCAAAAGAATATTTCAGGATTTCGCCAGATGCATACAGGCTTGCGGGAGACTGCAGGACGACTGGATGCTGCCCGTGAACGGGTGAAAATGCTGGCGGACAAGATGAAGGAAATCGAGCAGCCGACCCGTACCATGACGCGGGAATTTGACCGGGCCACTAAAGCGGCCAGATTAATTAAAGAACAGCATCAGCGTGAGTCGCAACAGCTTCAGGTCTTGCGCGACAAGCTGCATAGCGCAGGCATTAGTACGCAGAATTTAGGGCAGCAAGAACGTGCATTGCGCAGCAACATCGAGCAAACCAATGTTCAGATCACCCAGCAGCAGCGCAAATTAGCCGAGCTGGCCAAGCGCCATGAACAGGTGATTGCGGCGAAGAAACGCATGCACCAGACACAATCTGCAGCAGGTAGCGCCATGATGACTGGTGTCGGCATGGTCGCCACTGGTTCTGCTGCAGGCGCACCGATGTTGAAATCGCTGGGAGAAGCCAAACACTTTGAAACCGAAGTGCAACGTCTGCGTGCGCTTGGTCTGGGCGAAGCGATTTCTAATGATGCGATCAAGTTTAGTCAGGGAATAAAAACCTATGGCACCAGTTCGCTGGAAAATCTGGAACTGATGCGCGATTCGCTGACGGTATTTGCCGATCTGCACCATGCGGAAATGGTGCTGCCGACGCTGGCAAAAATCAAATTTGCCAATGCGGCTATGTATGGCGAAGAGGCCGGGGCAGAAAAAGGCCAGACCTTCATGAACATGCTCAAAGTCATTGAGCTGCGTGGTGGCTTGGCGAGCAAAGAGAAATTTGAGCATGAAGCCAATCTGGTGCAAAAGGTGCTGACGGCAACCGGTGGCCGCGTCGGACCGAGTGAATGGCTGAACTTTATCAAAACGGGCGGTGTGGCGGCAAAGTCACTCAAAGATGAAGCCTTTTTCTACAAAATGGAACCACTCATTCAGGAAATGGGTGGGCACCGCGTGGGTACCGGCCTGATGTCGGCTTATTCCAATCTGTATCAAGGCAAAACGACGGTACGCGCAGCGCGGGAAATGGGACGACTGGATCTGCTCGATCTGAATAAAGTTGAGTACAACAAAATTGGCATGATCAAAGAGATCATGCCAGGTGCGTTGGCCGGTGGTAAACTGATGACAACTGACCCGATGGCGTGGCTGGAAACGGTCTTACTGCCAAAACTGGCCGCTAAAGGCATCACCGATCAGGAGCAGATCAAAGACACGATCGCTACCATCATGACGAACAGGACGGCATCTAACCTGTTCACCCAGATGTACATGCAACGTGAACAGATTCATAAAAACGAGCGTCTCAATGCAGGTGCGGCGGATATCGACACCCTTAACAAAGCGGCTATGTCAACGACTGCAGGACGTGAGTTGCAGGCGCTTGCCCGTATCAACAATGCAAAAAAAGAGATCGGTGAGCATATCTTGCCTATCTATGCCAGCGCATTGGAAAAAGTGGCCGACGTGCTGGAATCAGTCACCGAATGGATGAAAGAGCATGCCACCGCCACCAAAGTGATTACGATTTCTTTAACTGGTCTGGCGGCGGTGCTGGCCGTGCTGGGTAGTCTCGCTATTGCGGTGGCATCGGTACTCGGTCCATTTTCTATCCTGCGGTATGCGATGAGTTTGCTTGGCATGCGCGCTGCAGGTACGGCAACCCGTGTCGGCCTGTTGTCGCGGGCTTGGCAGTGGCTTGGAGGTGTAATGTCGCGTGCCGGTTCTATTGCTGGACGTGCTGGTGCGGCATTGCGCTCGTTTGCAATAATGGAAAAGCTAGCTCCGTTACTTAGAATGGGTGCGAGTGCATGGCAGTGGCTGCTTGCTGCGATTTCACGCGCTGGCACAATGCTGGCAAGTGTTGGTACGTGGTTCCGGTCGCTGAACATCTTGTCGAAACTGGCACCACTGGCGCGTGTTGGCGGCAGTGCATTGCTATGGCTGGGACGTGCAGCATTGATGCTGAGTCGTGTTTTTGTATTCACTCCGTGGGGCGCGATCATTGCTGCCATCGGGACTGCCGCCTATCTGATATACGATAACTGGAGCGAATTGTCGCCATTCTTTGCGCGGTTGTGGGACAGCATAACTGAGACCTTCAATCAATCGATGATGTGGTTTTCGTCAGTGAAATCACGGCTCTGTGATATCGGCTTGAATCTGATGGAAGGCTTGGTCAATGGCATTATTGCGGGTGCAAATTTTGTCGAGAAAACGATCAATACCGTAGCCGATAATGTGATCGGCTGGTTTAAAGAAAAACTTGGCATCCATAGCCCCAGCGTCGTCTTTACCGAGTTAGGGCAATTCACGATGGAAGGGTTGGCCAATGGTGTCGCTAATAATCAACAGCAACCGCTCGATCGCATCACAAGCCTGACAGAGCGCATGACGCAGATTGCTGGCGGCATGGCACTGGCGGCGACGCTGCCTGCCTTTGGTATGTCACCGTTGCCGTCTGCCAATCTTGCACCGATACAATTTGACCGCCGTCCGCCAGTTTCCGCCACCGGCAATCAAGTAGTGCCGCAGGCTGCGCAGAGCGGCTCTATACAGATCATCATCAACCCAGCACCTGGCATGGACCCGCAAGCCATCGCCAATGCCGTTGCGGCTGAACTGGATAAGCGTGAACGCCAGAAAGCAGTGCGCCAGCGATCTGCAATGCATGACTATGACAACTTTTAAAGGACAGCAATCATGATGATGAGTTTAGGTCAGTTTGCCTTTGGGTTGCCGACGCTGGCCTATCAGGAATTCCAGCGGCAGACCGAGTGGAAACACCCGAATACATCCCGCGTCGGTGAGCGGGATGCTCACCAGTTCACCGGCAATGGTGACGACAGCGTGACCCTGACGGGGTGGATCGCACCAGAATTTATGGGTGATATTGCCTCGCTGGACGATCTGCGCACGATGGCAGATAAAGGCGATGCCTATGTGCTGGTGGAAGGCACCGGGCGAATTTATGGTGAATATGTGATCGTCAGCATGACCGAAGGGAAAAGCCTTTTCTTTGTAGATGGATTACCACGTCGTATCGAATTCACCCTGAATTTAAAACGCGTCGACCTGGGCAACCAGATTGACACGTATTCCGGTACCGGGCGTCCCGACCCTGATTTCATGGACTATGAAGACGTGGAGCTGGAAGAATGAGTT